AGTTTATTAACATGGCTGGCTTTAAAGATGCAACTGCATTTATGAATGAAGTTACTCCAGAACAAAATGAACAGTTATCACAACCTACTCCACCTAAAGTAGATGCTAACGTAGAAGCTACACAAATCTTAGCACAAGTAGAGCGTGAAAAAGCTGACCTCAGGTCTAGAACAGAAATGGCTAAACTAGATTTAGAACGTGAACAAATGCAAGTGGAAAATGCTCGTAAACAACTTGAGTTACAAATGCAAGAAATGAAGTTGCAAGCAGACGCACAAAACAATGCAGAGAAAACTCGTGGCGACCAAACTAAAATTATTATAGAGGCATTATCTAAGTTTAATGAAATGCAAAAAGGCGATATGAATGTCGGATAAAACCCAAGCAATAGCTAACTTTTTAAACGATAAGTATTTCCAAGAAGTCATTAAAGAAATAACAGATAATCACTTACAAACTATTATTAACTCTAACCAAACAGATTACGAAGTTAGAGAACAAGCATACAACCGTATCGCTTGTATAAACGAACTCATCAATACTCTTGAAGGCATTGCTAAAACTAGCGATATTAAGAGTAAACGATGGAACATATTTTAGACAATTCTAAAATGGGCTACCACCCCTAGTGGAAACATAGGAAATAAAAATGAGTGAAACAACCATGACTCCAGAAGATGGAAGTGGCACGCTTACAGTAGGACAGGCAGCCAATGCGTTTGAAGGTTTAATGAATACACCAGCGAACTCGCAAGAGGAATCAGAAGGTGTAGAACAAGAATCATTAGAAGCAGAAGCTCCAGAAGCAGAGCCACAAGAAGAAGTTGAAGAAGTAGAGGCTACTGAAGAAGAACAAGAAGATACAGAAACTGAAGAAGAGGAACAACCTCGCTACAAGGTAAAAGCTGCTGGCGAAGAAAAGGAAGTTACCCTTGATGAATTAGTTAAAGGTTATCAACTTGGTGCTGACTACACTAAAAAGACTACTGAAGTTGCTGAACAACGTAAGGCTAATGATGCTGAACGTGCAGCAATAGAAGAAGCCAAGTATGCGAGAGACACATATGCTCAACGTCTGCAAGCTATAGAGCAATTTATAACTGAACAGATGCCACAAGAGGATTTAAATTCTCTAAAGGAAAACGACCCTATCGGATATGCTGTTAGAGTGGCTGAACTTTCTGAAAAGAAAGATCAACTCAATGCTATAAGAGCCGAGCAGTACAGAATTGGACAGCTCCAACAATCTGAACAAGCTCAAGCCATGCAACAAAGAGTTGCTCAAGAAGCACAAAAACTAACTACAATCCTACCAGAGTTTTCAGACCCTGCTAAAGGCGAAATAGTCCGTAAGGAAATTCGCAACTATGGCAAAACGCTTGGTTTTACAGACGAAGAGTTATCTCAAGTCTATGACTCTAGGCACGTTGTTACTTTGCATAAGGCTATGATGTATGACAAATTACAAAAGTCAAAGCCAGCAGTAACCAAAAAAGTCAATGAAGCACCTAAAATGCTGAAGGCTGGTTCTGCTAATACAAAAGCAAATAGCACCGAAACAATAAAGAAACAAACACAACAGTTGCAACAAACAGGCAGAGTCCGAGATGCTGCAGCTTTATTTGAACAATTTTTAGAATAAGGAAAATATCATGGCAACGTTCCAAACCTATACCGCTATCGGTATGAGAGAAGATTTAACAGATGTTATTTACAACATCTCACCAACAGAAACTCCATTTATGAGTTCTATTGGTAAAACAAAAGCAACAGCAACATATCACGAATGGCAAACTGACTCACTCGCAGCAGCAGCAGCTAATGCTGTAGTTGAAGGTGATACAGCTTCTGACATTACAGTAACTCCAACAACACGAGTAGGTAATAGAACTCAAATCTCATCTAAAACGATTAAGATTTCTGGCACTATGGAAGCAGTAAACAAAGCTGGTCGTAAATCTGAAAAGGCTTACCAACTTGCTAAAGTTTCTAGCGAACTTAAACGTGATATGGAAAAAGCACTTTTAAACAACACAGTTGCATCAGCAGGTAATGCTACTACAGCTCGTACACTTGGTGGTCTACAAACTTGGTTAAATTCTAACTACGTTGGTGGTACTAACGGTACTGCTGGTTCATTAGGCACTACAGCTCGTGTATCTGGTACAGACGCAGCGTTCACAGAAGCAATGCTAAAAACAGCAGTTAAATCTGCATATACGAATGGTGGTACTCCAACTATTCTTATGACAACTCCAACACAAAAAGTAAATGTATCTGCATTTACAGGTGTTGCAGCTCAACGTTACATGGCACCTTCTAACAAAGCTACTACAATCATTGGTGCTGCTGATATTTACTTATCAGACTTCGGTACATTATCTGTTGTTCCTAACAGATTCATGACTGCAGATTCTGGTGACAGTGGTGAACAAGCATTTGTTCTTGACCCAGAGTACGCAGCAGTTGCATATTTACGCCCATTCCAAACAAATGAATTGGCTAAATCTGGTGACGCTGATGTAACTCAACTTTTAGTAGAATATACATTAGAAGTTAAGAATCAAGGTGCTCACGCAATCATTGCTGACTTAGCAGAGTAGTTATAACTTAATGGAATTTATTCCGTTATTGAGTGCAGAGGTTGTAGGTCATACTTACACCTCTGTCATTCTTTTTGTCATAACCTTTTAAACATTTGCCTGTGAAAATAGTTTTCATTCAAATAACAGGTAAAGGATAAATGAATGAAACCCATAACATTTAGAACAAACATTGTTCATGATACTGATGATGGTTTAGTGATTGAAACTAGACAAGACATTACAGATATCATTGAGGACAATCACAATCAACGCAAATATACAGATAAACGCACTCGTTGGGGTGATGATATATTTGATAACAAGATAGCAAGTATTCCTATGACTGTCTTTGACGAATTAAACAAAAAAGGTATTATGCGTGGCTTCCATGTCATAGACCAAAAAGGCTTTAGAAAATTTCTTAATGACCCAGATAACAGGGTGTTTCGTACACGAGAAGGCACAGTATAATGGCAATAACAAACTACACAGACCTGCAGTCTACCATAGCCGACTACTTGGCTCGTACAGATTTGACAACACAAATCCCATTATTTATTCAATTAGCAGAAAACAGATTAAGACGTGATTTACGCATTAGACCTATGCTTAAAGTAGTAACAACAACTACTACAGCAGGTGACGCTACAGTAGCATTACCTAGTGACTTCCTAGAAATGCGTGACATACATATAGAATCAACACCTATACAAACTATTGTATATCAAAATCCAAGTAATTTTTACAGAAACACAAGGGCAACAGAAAGTGGTGTGCCTACATTTTACACAGCAATGGGTTCAGAGTTTCAATTTTCACCTATTCCAGATTCAGCATATACACTTAAAATGGTTTACTACGCATCACCTAGCTATTTAAGTTCATCAGTTTCATCTAATGTGTTTCTAGCTAATTGCCAAGATTTATTATTATACGCATCATTAGGTGAAGCAGAGCCATATCTTATGAACGACGCAAGAATACAAACATGGGCTTCATTATACGATAGAGGTCTTGCTTCATTAACCGCTTCAGATGACGCTGGTGAAAGCCCTTCCGCACCAATGGTCATTTCACTAGCAACACGATAAGGAAAAATTATGTCAGAAATGTCAAACTATTTAGAGAACGCTTTAATTAACGTAACTCTACGAGCAACATCTTACACAGCACCAACAACAGTTTATGTAGCATTATTTACAAGTGACCCTACAGACGCAGGTAGTGGTACAGAAGTAACTGGTGGTTCATACGCTAGAACAGCAGTAACATTTGCTGCACCTTCTAACGGTGTAACTACTAACTCTGCCGATGTAACATTCCCTACTTGTACATCCGCATGGGGTGTTGTAGGTTGGATTGGTATTTATGATGCTTTAACAACAGGCAACTTACTTTACCATACACCTTTAGATACATCTAAAACTATTGACTCTGGTGACATCTTTAAGATTTCAACAGGCAATCTTTCAGTTACTTTAGCTTAAGGATAATTCATGGCTCTAGTAGTCAAGGATCGTGTTCAGGAAACAAGTACCACTACAGGCACAGGTACGTTTACGCTTGCTGGTGCAGTATCTGGCTTCCAGTCATTCTCTGTTATTGGTAACGCTAATACTACTTACTACGCTATTGTATTAGGTACAGAGTTTGAAGTAGGTCTAGGCACATATACATCTTCAGGCACTACTTTATCTCGTGATACTGTATTAGAGTCTAGCAATAGTGGTTCTTTAGTAAATTTTAGTGCAGGCACAAAGAATGTATTTGTAACTTATCCTGCTGAAAAAGCTGTTTACCAAGATGCTAATGGTGATGCTTATGCTCCACAGTTTGCTGCATCTAACGGACTAAATGTTAATAACGGAACTATAGGTACATCTTATACATTCCCTACAGGATATAACTCTGTAGAAGCTGGGGATATAACTATCTCTGGAAGTGTAACAGTTACAGTTCCAAGTACATCAAGATGGGTGATAGTATGAGTACAATTATAAATGCAACTACCACTAATGGTGTAGTGATACAGCCTGATAATAGTGGCTCATTAGTATTGCAAACTAATAGCGGAACTACAGCTCTTACTATAGATACATCACAAAATGCTACATTTGCTGGAACATTAACAGCAACTGGTAAATTAGCTTCTTCTAGTATGCCAACTGGAAGTGTATTGCAAGTAGTAAGTACAACAAAATCAGATACATGGTCAGCTAGTCTTCCAAATTGGGCAGATATTACAGGTATGTCTGTATCTATTACTCCAACAAGCTCTACAAGTAAAATTTATGTTATGGTAGTTTTATCATATACAACTACAGGTAATGCGTCTAATGGATATAGATTAGTTAGAAATTCTACTCCAATATCTATTGGTAATGCAGCTGGTAATAGACCATTATTTTCTGGTATGAGTGCAGATGGAAATATTAATACAAGTTGGATTATGTCATCTTCAACAAATTATTTAGATAGTCCTGCAACTACAAGCTCAGTAACATATAAATTACAAGCATTTGGTACTTATAATGGTACATTTTATGTAAATATGTCATCTGCAGATAGAGATGCAACACAATATGATGCAAGAAGTGTTTCATCTATTACTGTTATGGAGATAAAAGGATAATGAATAAACACAAAGCTATATATAAACTTTATCCTAATGTAGTTACTATAGATGATGGAATTAATGCATTTGATAAAGATGGTAACAAAGTAGAAATAGACTTATCACTTATTAATAATTGGATAGATCCAGAAGCATATAAAGTTAAACGTGCATCAGAATACCCAAATTTTACAGACTACATAGACGGTATTGTAAAAGGTGATAACGCACAAGTACAAGCATATATAGACGCTTGTCTAGCAGTAAAAGTTAAATATCCAAAGGGTAATAACTAATGGCTAACCTTATACTTAACGGTTCTACATCTGGTAGCGTTACATTATCCTCTCCAGCAGTATCAGGCACAACTACGCTTACTTTGCCAACCACAAGTGGGACTGTATTAACAAGTGCAAGTTCTATTGCAACAAGCCAATTATCTGGCTCTATTGCTTCATCTTCTTTACCAGCAGGAAGTGTTTTGCAAGTAGTTAGTGCTGCAAAAACAGATACATTTTCAACTACTTCAACCTCTATGGTAGATGTTACTGGTTTATCAGTTTCTATAACACCATCAAGTACATCTAATAAAATTATTATATTATATCAATTTAATGGTGGTGTTGACCCAAATGTTCAAGGAATTTTTATTCAGTTGGTAAGAGACTCAACAGCAATTTTTATTGGTGATGCAGCAAGTTCTAGACCTAGAACAACATGTGTAATAGTTCCTTTTAGTCAATACGGTATATCAACTGCTTCTGGTTCATTTTTAGACTCACCATCAACAACATCTTCAACAACTTATAAAATTCAAATGATGGACAATGGTGGCGGAGGTAATTTAGGATATGTAAATAGAAGTGTTGCTGATAGAAATACATCTTTATATGACCCCAGAACTTCATCATCTATTACAGTTATGGAGGTTAAAGGATAATGAACCATAAAGCAATTTATAAATTATATCCTCAAGTTGTTGTCGTTGATGATAATAAAGGTGCATTTGATAAAGATGGAAACAAAGTAGAAATAGATTTACAACTTGTTGACTCTTGGATTGACACAGAATCATATAAATATATACGAGCTAAAGAATATCCATCTGTAACTGACCAACTAGACTACATCTACCATAATGGTATAGACGCATGGAAAACAGACATGATTGACCCAGTAAAAGCAAAGTATCCTAAAGGAGCAGTATAATGCCTGTTAGCATATCAGGAACAAATGGAGTCACATTCCCAGACAGTAGTCTACAAGCTGCTGCAGCGTCACCTTATGTGCTAAAGAACCGTATTATTAACGGTAACATGATGATTGACCAGAGGGCAGCAGGAGCAAGTACAAGTTTTCAAGCATCACAAACTTATGTAACTTGTGATAGATGGAATGGATATGCCTCTCAAAGTAGTAAATTTACAATTGGTCGAAATTTAGGTGCGGTAACTCCTCCAGTAGGATATTCTAATTATTTAGGTATTAGTTCTAGCTCTGCTTATTCTATTGCAGCTGGTGATTATTTTTTAATATCTCAAAAAATTGAAGGATTTAATACATCAGATTTAGCTTATGGTACTGCTAATGCAAAAACAACAACTTTAAGTTTTTGGGTATATTCTTCATTAACTGGTACTTTTGGTGGGGTATTTAGAAATTCAGCAAATAATAGATATTATGTCTTTTCTTATACAATATCAACAGCAAATACATGGCAACAAGTATCAATAACTATTGCTGGAGATACATCTGGTACATGGATTGGCGGAACTAATGGTATAGGTTTAGAAGTAATTTTATCTTTTGGTACTGGTTCAACATATCAAGGAACTGTTGGTTCATGGGGAAGTACAACTTATTTAGCACCTACAGGACAAATTAATGTTACTGGAACATCAGGTGCTACCTTCTACATCACAGGTGTCCAACTAGAACAAAACACATCAGCAACGCCGTTTGAACGCAGACTTTATAGTCAGGAATTGGCTAATTGTCAGAGGTATTATGAAAAGTCTTACGCTCAAGGAACTGTTGCAGGCACAGCCGTAAGTTATCCAGTAATAGGTATGTCATTTAACGGTATGAGTAATACATCAGGACAAAAATATGTTATATCAACTTTTAAAGTTACAAAAAGAGCATCTCCAACAATGACATATTATGATATAGCAGGGACTTCAGGAAAAATTAGTACTTTGGATATAGGCGGTACTAATACAAATAATGTAAATATTGCATTAAGTTTTGTAAATGACTCACTATATGGTGCAGCCCCATCTAATGGCACACATACAGGTATAACTTATGACTGGACTGCTTCCATAGAACTATAGGAGATTATATGTATAAATTATTAAATAGTCCAATTGGGAATCCAAGTGCAGTAATAAGAAATTTAGATGGAGCTATTATTCCATTTGACCCAGCAAATCCTGACTACCAAAAATATTTAGTGTGGCTTTCCGAAGGCAATACACCCTTACCAGCAGACGAATAAGGAGCAATAAATGTTTGGCATAAGTTCATTTTCCCAAGCTCCTTTTAGCTCATTAGCAGGTAGAACACTAGAAGCATCTGCAGTCATAACAGCAGACGCAACCGTATCTGCATCAGGCACACGCTTTAGAACATCTGCAGCAAGCATTAACGCTACTGCAACGATCACAGTTACAACAAGTGGTGCATTAGTATTTGGCACAGCAGTTATAAATGGATTTGCAACAGTATCTGCATTGGGTACTAGAACGCAATTTGGTAGTGGTGCAATATTTGCAGAAGCAATAGTAAGTGCTACTGGTGGTTCTCTTGCACTAGCTTCAGCAAGTATCACAGCAACAGGTACAGTTGTAGCAAATGGCTTTAGAACTGCTAGTGGCAATGCTTCTATAACTTCCAATGCTACAGTTACAGCTAATGGTTTCCGTATACTATCAGCAACAGGTTCTATTACAGGAATTGCTACAGTATCAGCACTTGGTGGTCTAATAAATTCCGCTGATGCTCATGTAAATGCTTTTGCTACAGTAAATGCAAGTGCTAAAGCTATATTTGCAGGATATGCTTATGTAGAAGGTATAGGAAGCGTAACAGCTAAAGGCAGTAGGTTAGGTGAAGAATGGATACCTGTACCAGAAGGAACAGAAACATGGACACCAGTTACAGTAGGAACGGAAACATGGACAGCAGTATCAGCCTCTACAGATACATGGACACCAGTTACAGCAGGAACAGAAACTTGGACTGATACAACTCCAAGTACAGACATTTGGTTAAGACAAGGGTAAAAAATGGCAAAGACAAAAATTAGTGAATATTCAGCAACAGCAGCAGACAATACAGATATTAGCAATATTAACATTGCTGAAGGATGTTCACCTGCTAACGTAAATAATGCTATTCGTTCTTTAATGGCACAGATTAAAGACTTACAAGCAGGTACGTCAGGAGATACTATTCCTCTAACAGCAGGAGGCACAGGTGCAGCCAATGCTACTACTGCTAGAAGTAATTTAGGTCTTGTTATTGGTACAAATGTTCAGGCTTATGATGCAAACATAGTATTTGATGATGTAGCTGCTACATTTACTGCAAACAATACATTTTCAGGTGCTAATTCATTTTCAGGTGCTAATTCATTTACTAATAAACAAACATTTACAGGATCATCTTCAGTTATCTCATCTAAATTTGCAAACGCTTTAGAAGGTGTTACAGTATCTGCAACTGCAGCTACAGGAACTATTAACTATGATGTCACTACACAGTCAGTTCTTTATTACACATCTAATGCTTCAGCTAATTGGACTGTAAACTTTAGAGCATCTAGCGGTACAACTTTAAATACTGCTATGGCTACAGGTGAAGCTATTACAGTTGTATTTATGGTTACACAAGGCTCAACAGCTTATTACAATAACGCAGTTACAATAGACGGTACATCTGTTACTCCTAAATGGCAAGGTGGTTCAGCACCCACAACAGGCAATGCTTCAAGTATTGATATTTATTCTTATACTATTATAAAAACAGCTTCTGCTACATATACAGTTTTAGCATCTCAAATTCAATTTGCTTAAGGATAGATAATGCCTTTAATTTCAACAAGAGCATCTAATTCCGCAAGAGGATATGGATTTACAGGTGCAGGTATTCCTCCAATACAATATCTTATAGTTGCAGGTGGCGGTGGAGCTGCTGGATGGATAAATGGTGCTCAAGCTGGTGCAGGTGGTGGTGCAGGTGGAGTACTTACAGCTACATCTAAATTATTTAAAGCTGGTATTACATATACTGTTACAGTTGGTTTAGGTGGTGCAAGTAGTAATGGTGGTACTGGGTCACAAGGACAAAATTCTGTTGTTTCAGGTTCTGGATTTACTACATTAACAGCTATAGGCGGTGGTTATGGTGGTGCTAATGGTGTTAATGGTGGTAGTGGAGGCTCTGGTGGTGGTGGTGGAGCTCAAGGCGGAGCAGGTGGAACAGGAACTTCAGGACAAGGGAATGCAGGTTCTGCTGGTGACGCAGGAACTAATGGTGGTGCTGGTGGTGGAGCAGGAGGTGCAGCAAGTTCTGGTGCTTATGGCATTGGCATAGTAAATCCTATTACAGGTTCTACAGCAGGATATAATTCAGGTGGAACATATTATTTAGCAGGTGGTGGTTCTGCAGCTGCAGGAACTGGAACATATAATACATATGGTGGCGGTAATAATGCTACAAATGCTTATCCAAATACAGGTTCAGGCGGTGGAGGTGGCGGAGTATTTGTTGGAAGTAATACTAATATTAACGGTGCAGGTGCATCAGGAGTTGTAGTATTTAGTTATCCTAAATCATGGAAAGCGGCAACAACTACAGGAAGCCCTACAGTTATTATTACAAGCACACATAGAATATATCAATTCACATCTTCAGGTTCAATTACATTTTAATTATGCCAACACAAAGAATACAATTTAAAGACTGGTTGCCTGACCAACCATCTATATTAGATACAGTATCTGAAGCTAATAACGTCATTCCATTAGCTGTAGGATATGGTCAATTTAAGTCAGCAGTAAACTATTCAGGTATAGCCACAGAAGCTCTTACTAACTGTTTTGCAGCTAAAGTTAATGCAGACGTTACTGTATTTGCAGGTGGTGCTACTAAATTATTTAAGGTATCTTCTACAGACTTAACTATGGAAGATGTATCTAAAGCAGCAGGATATACAGGTATCAATAGATGGCAATTTGCTCAATTTGGTAACTATGCTTTAGCTACTAATGGTTCTGAAAAAATACAATATTTTGATGTCAACTCATCTACAGACTTTGCAGATTTAGCAGCCGCAGCTCCAGTAGCTAAACACATTACAGTAGTTCGTGATTTTGTAGTAGGTGCTAATATAGGTGCAGGCACATATCCAGCACGAGTACAATGGTCAGATATTAACGATCCTACAGATTGGACAGCAGGCGGTGCATCACAAAGTGACTTTCAAGAGTTGCCCGATGGCGGGGATATAACATCAATCACAGGTGGCGAGTTTGGTATTGTATTTCTAGAAAAAGCTATTGTGCGTATGTCGTACATTGGCTCACCATTATTCTTTCAGTTTGACACGATCTCTCGTAACGTAGGATGTATAGAGGGTGGATCTGTAGCACAATATGGCGGTGTAACATATTTCTTATCAGATGATGGATTTTATTCATGTAACGGTCAACAAATTACTGGTATTGGTTCAGAAAAAGTAGACAGATACTTTTATGCCAATGCTAACATTGGTGATATTGATTCTATATCAGCAGCGGTAGACCCAGAACGCAATTTAGTTATTTGGAATTACACTACAGTTTCAGGTAATAGAGCATTACTTATCTATAACTTTGAAACACAAAAATGGTGTGAAGCAGATACAGATGTAAATTATTTATCTACACTAGCTACTTCAGGTACAACTTTAGATGGTTTAGATGCAGCTTATAACGTAACAGCAGGTTCTTTTGTAGTGGGCAAGTCATACACAATTAGAAGTATAGGCACAACAGACTTTACAGCTATAGGTGCAGTTGCTAATACAGTAGGTGTATTATTTACAGCTAC